TTCGTCCTGACGTTCTCGCGGATCTGCGTCTCCGCTTCATTGAGCAGCCCGGAATCCACGACCTTGCTGCCGTCCTGCCAGGCCGACACGTAGAACAGCACCGACTCCCCCGCGTCCTGTGACCAGTGGATGATGCAGTCCCGTTTCGTAAACTGCTCGAGCCACCAGGCAAACGGTTGGACGGTGAGATGCAGCGGTTCGCCGATGAGCTTGCCGCACACATCATCGATCGTGGAAATTTGGAAGAAGACATGGCGCGCCGCCATCAAAATGTGATCGAGCACGCGATCCACTTTGTCGGGCGGGATATGTTCCATGACGTCGGTGCAGAATCCGTACTCCCCGACCACCGGCAGCGGCTGTTCAAGGTCCGCCTTCACGAAGCGCAGCACATGCGATTGCGTCTCACAGGCCTGCTTGACCTCGGGATCGAGACAGTTGCCGGTGAAATCGACCATCGTCACGTTACACGCACCGAAACAGGCCAAGTTCATCGCCCCGCGTCCGGTGCCACACCCGAAATCGATGACCGTCGCCTTCGGCTTCGGTTGCGCTTGCTGTAAAAACACCTGCGCGACCGACTCGCCCGGCGCCACCGCGCGATAGACCTCGGTTTCCCAGAGCTTGCCGTATTTCAGCGCCTCGGGGTTGCCTGCCTGTTGATCGATGACCGGCGCGAATCCGTGAAACGATGAATCCAAAGTGAACCTCCAGGTTAAAAAGGGGGGTGGGCAACTTGTTAGAGGTTGCCCACCCACTCCCGCTTAGGCTTGCGGTGTGACGAGTGTCACCGCATGGTCGTCTCGGAACTCGAACGCTTGGCCGATGTAATCGACCGCGATCAGCCAGGACAGGTGCTGGAGGATGTAATCCATCTGCACCCGGATATCCTGTTGCATCGCCAGGAGAATGCAGTCCTGTTGGCCCAGGATGTTGGCATCGTGGAGGGTCGTGGTATCCGCCGCCGTGAGCACGGCCGTGTTCGTGGTGAAATAGACGGGGATGCCGTAAATCTCCCCGAAGAGGCCCGTGCGGATCGGCATGTTGCCGTGTCCGATGCTCTGGTACTCGACGAAGCGCGCGATGCCGAGCATCACGTTCTTCTGGCGCGGATTGGCGATCAGGAACCGGCCATCGAAGGGCACGTTCGCCACATCGAGGGTTTCAATCGCTTGCCGCAGGCCGGCGTCAGCGAGATCCGCCCCGTTGCCCGCTGAGGTCGAGGAATACGCGGTGCTGCCATTGGAGCCGATCTTCCGGCTGCCGCCCTGGAAGCCGCTCTCCAGCGCGAGGATGTGGGTGTCCAGATCCTCCGCGATGGACTTGCCGGCCGAGGCGGTATAGGCCGCCCGCAGGTTGTACTTGGATTGGATGTTGACGCGATCCGGCACTTGCACCCGCACCAGCCGGTGCCGTGTGATCGTGCCCGAGAACTCGCTTTCGGTCGCCACGCTGTTCGCATCGTCGCCGCCTTCCGAGGCCGTGACGACGGTCAGCCGGGACAGGTCCGGCACGTGAATGGTATCGCCGACCGATCCTTCGAACGGGTAGCGTTTGCAGACTTGGGCCGCGACCAAATTCTTCTCCCGAAAGGCGCGGAGTTCTTCCGCCCAAATTTCGGGAATCCAAGTCGCTGCGGTTGTGACTGTTGCGGGGGATGTACCTAAAGCCATGAGACACCTCCATCAGCACGCCAGTGGCGTGCGGTTATGGGTCAGTGCCTCCGAAGGGTTATCCGGGAACCGGAGCCCAACGCCTGGCTTGTCGGCTACCAAAGGAGCCCAGGGGTTATCCCGGTGTTCCCGAGGCGCGGCGTGGAGGGTGAGAGCCTGTATAAACTTACGAATTGCGGTCTATACGGCCCTCCGCAAAGGCAGCTTCGAGCTGCTTTACAAGTTTTTGATCGTTCCCGTAGTCGCCACGATGCATAATTTTGCGCACCACGGACAGTTTGTAGATTTTCTTATCGGGCGCGCCGGCCGCCTGCGCGGACGGTTGCTGCACGGAGGCCCGCATGTCGGCCATGTCGCCCGTGACCTCCCCGCTGTGCGACGGGAGCACAATCTGTTTCTGATACTTCTTCACGCCGTTAATGAGCTTTTCGCGATCGCTCGCGCCCTCGGACTGCGAGGCCAGCACTTTAATGATCGGCCAGGAGTCTTCGTTCACGACCTCGGGAAACTGTGAGGCGAAGCGCATTTGCAGCACTTCGTCGTACACCGGCACCATCAGGCTTTGGACCACCTGATTGATGCTCGCCACGACGTGGCCTTTTTGGTGTTCGTCAAAGCTCTTGAGCGTCCCTTCGATGTCATCCAAGAATTGCGAGCCCGCCTTCTTGTAGTCGAACGGATTCACCGTGACTTGCGCCGATGCCGGGGCCGCCGTGGCGGGTTGTGCTACCGTCGTTGCCGCTGGCGTGGTCGCCATGCCGGGGTTTTGCGGCGGCAGCGTCTTGCCGGCCAACAGCAGCGCTTTTTCGTTTTGCAATTGCCGCATGGTCCGCTCGGACTCCCCGTACGACTTGGCGATCTGCCGCGCAATCTCCTCGGGCGAGCCCTTGAAGCGTTTGAGAATGGCTTCGACGGCATCCTCCGTAGACGCGGTCGTCTCCGCGCCTACGTCCGTCGAGGCACCGGGCACGTCCGCCACAGCTTGGTCCAGGAGGGAGGCCAAGTCGTCATCTGAGGCGGCCGGTTCTCGAAGCAGATGAGGAGGCACATTGCGCGACACAGCCGGACGCGGCTGCCCTTTCGGCACGTCGAGCCGCACGAGCTTGTTTTGCGTGATCCCCGTCGCTTGCGACGGGAAGGGTTCGACGACAGGCGGCTTGGGGGCCGTGACAGACGGGACAACAGTGTTCATCGGGACTCCCTCAATAGAGTTGAATAAGCGGGCCTTGGCGGCCGCATCGAACCGCCAGCCCTTTAACTGGTCGCCATGCCTTTTGTAGTCGGGCCTTTTCTTGCCTTTGCCGCCGTCGCCTCGCCGGCGATCTTCTCCAGCAGTTGGACCAGGCGACGATGGTTTCGGACTTGGCGCTTCAGCGCCATGCATTTCGGGTCGGTGCAATCTACCCCCACCACCACATCGGGGCTGTTCATCTCATGCATCAAGGTCAAGTATTCCTGAAAATCCCCGTTGCCAATCAGGTTCTTGAGCTTGCCCTTGCGGGCCTCATACTTCGCCCGCACCAGATCCTCTGCCTGCCGTACCGTGTCCTCACGGTTCGCTAATTCTTCATCAAGCCGCCCCAAGTAGTGCCTCCAATCCTGCGTCCTGGCCGCCGGGCCCACTCCCCGACTGGCCCACCTGCGCCGCCGGCCCCTTGCCTTGCATCGCCATCATCTTCTCCATCTCAGCGTTCTGCTCCTCGGGCGTGTTGTAGATGTCGGGGTCATCCAGCTTCAGCGCCCTAAAGAGTTTCTTGAGCAATTTGTCCTTCTTCACCGCCGCCGAGAATTCCGGCGATTGCGACAGCACCTGGAAGGCCATCATGATGTTCTGGATCATGTACTGCTGCATCACCGTGAGGTCCGCGCCGGTAAAGTTCGCGCGATAGCGGCCCAGCAGCGCCTCATTCGGCAGGCCCGGCATCAGATACGACCGGGGTCGCCACTTCATTTGCTGCGTCGTGCCGACCACCCACTGCACGTACTGCTCCATCGGGCCGTTCGCCAGATGGCGCAAGACATCATTCGCCCGGGACGAACCGCCCGAGCGAATCAAGTTCGCTTCATAGGCGGTCCGACGCCCTCCCGGGGCTTGTCCCATGTCAAAGCGCGAGGCTCCGGAACTCCGTTCCGCTCGCGCCCGGAGCATCTCCAGCTCCTGGTAGGTCAACGCGACGTTGTTGCTCGGCTGCAAGGCTTGCAGGTTCTTAATGTCGCCGACTTCGATAAAGCCGCCCGGCCGCAACCACAGGGCATCCGGATCGATGATCCCGTCGTTCACATAGGCGAAACACCCGTTGATAATCAGGTTGAGGACGTCGGCCTTCTGATTTTGAAAGGTATCGATGAGCGATTGCGTGCCACAGAGCGGTTCCAGCGGCCCTTTTTCATAGGCCGTGTTCCACATGCGATCGTAGCCAGCCCAGCCGATCGGGCGGCCCGCCCAAAACGGTTGCCGCTCAAACCGGAGCACGATTTCCCGATCCGCAACGACCGCAATCATGTCCCGGTGCAGCTCGCCCTCGATCTCGAGGTCGCCATAGGCAAACAGCAGCTCAATTTGGTCTGGATCATGCTCATCCGTCGATTCGGGGTTGTCACTGATGCCGAAGGCCAGTTCCCGCTGGCGCTTGAAGCTGTCGCTCTCTTCCGATGGCGCGCCGCTCGCATGGTCCTTCAACAGATTCAGATTCTTCGCCCACTTGAGGCGCGTCACCGCCGTCCGCGACAGCTTCATGCGTCGGATGATCGGCGATTCCGCCAGATCCAGGGTCGCCGGATTAAACACCACATCAAACGCATCCAAGGTTTCGAACACACACTCTTCGTAGTGCGCCGAGTCGGTGTCCTGCACGGCGATGGTCTGCTTGCCGCTGCCGGCGTGGACGGTGCGCACGCGATGGCGCGTACAGGGCTTCACCGGCCGGTAGGAGCCGATCCACGGTGAGTTGCCGATCACCGCGAGCTGCTTCACCCACGGCCGCGCGCTCTCAATGAGCTTCGCCGCCGCCAAGCCGCGCTCGACATAGGCCTGCATCGGGCCGGCAAACTCCAGGCCCTTGTCGTCCTGCCCGAGCAATTCGAAGAATTTCTCATCCAAGGGAAAGAGGCCATTGAGCAGATTCGACGCAATGCTATCGGCGGTCTCCTGCGACAGCGTGTCGGCGACTTTCGACCGCCACGGAAAGCCGTCGTACTTCGCTTCATCGATCTCGACCAAGTAATTTTTCACGCACTCCAACCAGCGCCGCTCTTTCAAGCGGCGGGCGAGCGTCCAGTCCTCCCACATGCCGGAGATTTCCTGCGCCACCACCGTCTGGTTGATGCCTTCTTTAATCATGCTGGCTTTTTATGAGGCCGTCCGGGTGGCGAGGTTGCCGGTCAGGCCCAGCGCCCCGACATACGGCCGCCGATGGGCCGGTGTCAGGGCTTCCTCGACGCGCGCCACGATTTGGCTGTACGGTTCGGCGTCGGTGCGCCGCTCGGCATAGAGCACGGTCGTCCCATCCACGATCACATTGAGCGGCGCCGCCACCTGATCGACGGCGGTCAGTCCCATCGTCACGACAATGTAGCCCGTGGTCGTATCATCATACGCACGGACCGCTGAGAGCCCTGGATAGGCCGCTTCCGCCGCGGCGACGGCGGCCGCGTGGCCCGTCGTGTCTAAATCCACTCCGGTCATGATTGCCGCATTGGTCTCTCGTGCCATTGGCTTAACCCTCCATTTGAAATCCTAAAGACGCCCGAAAACTGGCGGCGATGGTCCCGGCAGATAGCTTCATAAAGGAACGCTTTGGCATGACCCCCTTTTGCTCACACACGCGGCACGTGCCATAGAGGACCGTCTTGCGAGGGTCCGGGCAGCGACACTGCCGCATCACCGTCCCGCAGTCCCGACATTTTCGACAAAATGACCGGCCA